AAGTCTTCCAATGCTTCCCAGATTGCCCGTTCAATATCGCCCTCATCAAGGATAGTCCTTGTAAGGTAGTCGGTGTCAATACTGATATGGTCCAATGTAGCACTGCCGGAGCTGATAGTCATCTCAATAGAGTCCTCATCGACTACAGCATCAGTGCGTAAGTTTTCAATGGTCTCCGCAAGTGTTTCAACAATGCGTTTTACAATAAATTCGACTTTGGACTTAGTAAGTAATTCCGCTTCAGTTTGTTTTGGTTTTAAGTGTGTAACCGATGTGCCAACCGTTCCGGTTATCGGGCCTGATGATATAGCCGATAATATACTAATAACATCTTCCTTTGTAAAGATACTACTGGCCACTGGGCTGTTGTTTAACTGGTCAATAGCCGTTTCAATTCTGTCTGTAATTCCGTTGCTCATTTGATTTTTGTTTATTGGTTATAGATTATTTTTCGTCCTGTCCGAGTACTTTAACAATAAGACCGGAGCCATCAATCGCCGGTACATACTGGCGTACCCACTCCCTGTCCGTCATTGTGGCCTTAATGGCGTCACGGACTTCGTTCCATTGGTCTACATCTTTCACTTCAGATAATCGGCCGATAGCTTCAGCTAGCGTAACTTGCTTCTTCATACTTTACTTTTATGGTTTAATAGTTAATAAATTCAGTTTAAGAAATACATTCTGGTCACGGATTTCATCTATCATCTTCTTAATTGTGGATGCCATTGGCAATGAATCCGTTTTCAGATTATATATCATCTCATATTCAAGCTGGTCCAATTCATTTTGGTTAGCGGCAATCACTTCTTTAACCAATTCCGTGTCAATAAGATTAACATTGGCTTTCAGTTCATCATCCCAGCGTAAATAAGAACCGTCCGCTACATACTTAGCGGCCTGCTCTTTAGTCACTTCCTTTGTATATGAAGTCCGGCCATCCATCTTAATAACACACTTGTCACCATTATCACGTATTACCGTATACGGGTCAGTTTCATATGCCCAGCGGCTGGTCATAGTCATTCTATGCTCACCAATAGCAAAACGGAAGCCGGTTAAATTACGGCCCATTAATTGTTCAAATGTTAAAGTCATATTGTTTATATTTTTGTAGTCAGGACAGGGATCGAACCTGTATGAAGTATCACCTTGTGACCTTATTCTTTTAACCTTAAGTCGGTTATTATGCGTCTACCCAATTCCGCCACCTGACTATGCTTTATCAGCAAACCGATTTAGCTATTACCGTTGTAAGTATCTCACGTTTCACTTCCAATTCTAATATGAGCTCCGTATAACCTTTGATTCGTCTGATGGTATCTAAGTCCTGGTAGAAGTCCATCATTCGGCCTTCCTCACGTATCAGGTCCATTATTTCATGCTGCTTTTCAGTTGTCCGTTTAAGTTCTTTCAATAATTCTCGCATAGTATATTCGTTTTTAGTTATCTAATTCAAATTCGTTAATAGGTACGATGTTGTCCTCAATATGTTTAACACGCTCTTCAAGCTCAGCGTATATTTTATTGAATAACTCCTGACGTTCTTCGTGTCCGTAGCTACCCTGTCCGTCCTTTTCAATGACACGGCCAATACAATAAATCAATTCATTCAGTTCCCTAAGCGATAAATTCATATTTGTTTGTTTTATATTTTTATATTGTACTACCTACAAAGTTAATAACCGATACAAAGAAACCGGCTAATAGTACGACCATTAGTAAAGTAGATACTACCAGCGTTATATAGTAAAGCGGGTCAGTCATAAAGTCCTGTATGTATCGTTTCATATATTTGAAAGGTCTTCTTTTAATCGTTTAATAAAGCTTTCCGAACCATCATCGCCGGCCAGATACCAGTCAACCCGATGTGCATATACGGCTGCCTGTCTTAATATCTTTACAGCGTTTCGCATTTCACTTTGTACTTCGGTCGGGTGTGCCGGCCAGAGCTTCTCTTCGGGATATTGTTCATAGTATTCCCGGCTCATCCACAATTCACTCTTCGGCTTTTCCTTACCTTGCCGGTCGAGCTCCGTTTCTATTTCATCAGCAATCATTGTTATATTGTATTGCTTATAATCAAATGTACCACCTGACATAATTAATTGTTTTAAGGGTTAAATAAAAAGCCCAATGTAGAAACATCAGGCCTAAAATGAATAATGAAAAAGAAAGAAAAATTATCTATCAGTGTCTTCGTTATTATATGCCCTTACCCTATCGTCCGGCGTTTCTGAAGTCAATTCCGGCAATTCAGTACCAGCTTTTAAGTCAGCCGTTTCTTTCATAATACCACGACCTAATATACCGCCATGCGTTTTGCCGGCCAGTGCTTTATCAGCCAATACAATTACTTCGTTTTTATCAATCCACAACTTAGCGCTTTCCTCATCAACAAAGTATCTAGCCTTGTCCATTTTAGGACCGGTAACTTCGATTAACGAATACAATTCCTTTACGCCGGCAATCGTCAGTTCACGTTCAACTTCGTTCACTTTGTAACCACGAGGCCATTTTGATTTAGCGCGAGGTTTACGAGTTGTAGCTTTAGCTTTTGGTTTAACGGTAGCCTTACGAGTCTTAGCCTTAGCCTTTACGGTCTTTTTAGTAACTGCTTTTTTCTTTACGGCGGCTTTCTTTTTAGGAGCGGCCTTTTTAGTTACCCTGCGTTTTGTTTTAGTAGCCGTAGCTTTACGCTTCTTAACAGTAGATTTCTTTTTAGTTGTAGCTTTTTTAGTAGCCATAGTATATAGTAGTTTTAATGATGTAAAAATTAGGTGAGTTTCAAAGGCCGGCAACTAACCGTTGTTTTAGTTTCCGAAGATAATATATAAGGTCCAAGCCATAGCGGTAGCAACGGCGATAGCCATTGAACAAATCAATGTAGCGAATGTCAATGTAATGATTTTATCCTTTGTAGTCATATTAGTGCGTTGAGTTTAGTTCGTAATTAAATTCTTTCAGTAGTTTCACTTCTAATTGGTGAGCGGCTTTCTTTCCACGTACAATATCCAATACAAACACATCGTACACTTCGGGCCCAAACTCTTTCATATTGGTATATAGTTTCCAACCCTTGTCTTCACATTTGGCCCTACTACAATGCTTTTGGAAACGAAGTCGAGCTGAATAAAGGAAACGGCGTCCTATAACTGCCGTAATACCTAAATAGCTTTCACCGGTTAAGGTATTAACGATTTCGTATATTATGTGGTTTCTATCTGAGCGTTTCTTTCTAGTCATTATTTCTTCTTTTTAGTCAGTTCTTTTTTCAGTTTCTCAAAGTAGGCTTTTCCCTTCTCCTCAAAGTATTTTTCCATATCCTTACCAGCCCAGCGTTCTTTGATGATTTCGTATGTTTTAGTTTCTGTGAATTTAATCATTAATTTCCGATATTAACAGTGAATGTATCTGTACCGTTCCATAACCCACCGGCTACATTGTGGGCCTTATTAAAGGTTTTTTGTAAGTCAGACTTTTTACAAAGGAATGTCTTAATTACCTTACCATTTTTCTTAATTTCTACTTTTATCATTACAGTCAATTTAATTATTGTACAGCGGTTGATGTATATTGTTTAACCCAAGCGGTTGCATCTTTACGAGTCACAAAGTATTTAACTAACTTACGAGGACCGGTTACTTTATACACAATATAAGGGGCCGATTCGAAGTCATTATCTTTAAGCCTCATTACCCGGCGAACTTTGTTTATTTTGAATTTACTTTTGAGAGTCATATATGAAAAAATTTATCGGTTAAAAAATGTAGGTGAATTTCAAAGGAAAGGCCGGTTATTAGTAACCAGCCAATTTGTTAGTCATTTTAGAGTCAAAGCCCATAACTTTCAACTCAGCCCTTAATTCAGCCATAAAGCGTTTCGGTACACGTCCGTAGCTGATAGGATATTGAGCGATAATGTCCTTCACCTTAGCTGCCTCAGCTTTCAGTATTGAAAGGAATAACTGAGCTTTTTTCATTTGAGTACGGTTAGCGACCGGAATGCGGTGCTTATGTCCGAGTAAGTCAGTATATTCAACTACTGTCATCGGTTTAACTGCCTGGCTCATTTTAGAAGCGGAGAAGTTACGAAACGGGTTGTCAATCATCTGAGCCAAACGTGAGGGAGCACTTTTAGAAAAGTCCTTAAATTCTGAAGTTTTATACATATATTTCGTTTTTTTGGTTTAACTGGTTGGTTGTCAACCGGTTGTGGAGAATATCCCCTTATACACTATTTCAATAAACTTTACTTCGTAAAGATACAACTTTTTTCCGATATGGCAATAACTTTTTGAAAAAAAAGATCATTGATAATCAACACGTTAGGCGTCCGGTCACGTAACTCGTTGATCCTCAATAAAAAATCTTTTTTCCACGTAACCCACTGGAAATCAACACGTTAGGCGGGTGGGGCGCGATTGTCTATTTAACATAATATAATTTATACGAAAAACCGGGGGTCTGCGCCACGTAAAGCTCTGATAATCAACGAGTTCCCTACTTAACATAATATATTTTATGGGACCGGCATAACCCGTTGAAAATCAATGAGTTATGTGTCTGCGGGTAACGTGTTGATTCTCAACTAGTTGCACGGGTGTGACCGTAGTGAAACGGCCGGCATTAGAAAATATCTAATGCGCACCGGGCCTTCATTAGAAATTATTTAATGCGCAATACGATGTTATTAAAAATTATCTAATACTTCTAATGCTTTATTAAATAATTTCTAATGCGTATTACACAATATCGGAAATTTATAATGGAAAATAATTTCCAAAAACCAGTTTATTGTGGAAAATTTTAACCCGTCCGCCTTTTATTGTGGAAAATTTTAACCAATTACCCGGCGGACACCCTCGATAAAATAAATTCAGCAACGCCGGCAGCTTATACTTTACGGGCATACATATACACTATA